CGCGTCGAACGGGTTGCGGGTAAGGGTCATGGAGATCTCCGGGGAAAGAGGGGCGGGAAACAGGGCAGAAGCGTGAGGCGGTGCTCAGCACGAGGCGGCGCTCGCGGCCCGATCAGGCGGTGTCGCGCACGATGATCCCGAGGGCTGCCAGCTGGCTGATCTTGGTGGTGATCTTGGTCGCGTCATCGACGGTGCCGTCATAGGCCAGCGCCGCGCGCGACACGATCGCGGGGCCGCGCATGAGCACGACGCCGACGGCATCGCCGGGCGTGGCATCGACCGCATGGAGCAGCACGGCCCCGGCGGTCTGTGCGCCATCCGTGCCGCCGGAGGTGGCGAGCTTGTACTTGCCGCTGGCGGTGATGCGGCCCAGCACGGACCCGACCGGATAGGCGGTGCCTTCCAGCAGCGGGACGGTTTCACGGGTGTAGTTCGGGTTGACCTCGTATTTGAGGACATCGCCCATCGTGGGCGGTTGGGTCAGAACGGGCATGGTGGCGATCCTGTATCAGGGGGACAAAAGACATCCCCCGCCGGGAGTGCGGCGGGGGATCGGTCGGGCATTGGTTTGTCGGGAGGTAGGTCCAGGCGCAGCTTGGGCGTCAGGTGCGTTTGCCCGCGGCTGCGTCCCGCTTTGCCGCCGCGATGAGCGGGCTTTCCGTCGCCTGTGGCAGGACCGGTGAGGGCGGTGCCGCCACGATATCGCGGGCATCTGCAGCGGCGCTGGCGCGTTGGAGCACGAGGCTGCGCAGGGCCTCGGGGGTTGTCCCTTCACGCAGGGCTTTAGCGGCGTCGATGGCGATCCCGAGGCGGCCCGCCTGAGCGGCGATCTCGGTGATCTCCGCCGCCTCCTGGCGCAGCTGCGCCGAGAGCTCGGCCAGGTTGCCGGGGAGAGTTGCTGCCGGCGTGGTGGTGGTTGATGCTTCAGGGGCAACTGGTGCGGCGGGCGGTGCCGGGCTCTCCGAGGCAGGCGCTGCGGTCATCCCTGCGGTCGGCGCGTCATCATGTTCGGCGTTGACCGAGCCATCGGCCGGGACATTCGAAGCGGTATCCTTCGGGTCCTGCGCATCCGTGGTGATCTCCTGCGCGGTGTCGTCATTGTCGGTCTCTTGGGCCATGGCGGTCTCCTTTCGTGTGGTGGTTTGGGTCCTGGATCGGGATGGTTGAGCCAATTGCACGCGCGGACGCGGCAGCGTGTTCGCGGGGGCGACATGCGCGCGGAAACTGGCAAAGCCGCGCGCGAGATCGGTGACCTCGTCGGCCAGCCCCGCCGCGACAGCATCGGTCCCGCGATAGATCGCGGCCTCGGTCGCCAGCGCGGCGTCCTGGCTCAGGGCCCCGGCGCGACCCGCGGCGACGGTCTCGGCGAAGAGAAACCGCAGCACGTCGATCTCGCGCTGAATATCGTCGCGGACCGCGTCGGGCAGTGGCGCGTAGGGATTGCCGTCGACCTTGTGGGATCCCGCATGGATCAACGTCACACGCACGCCGTCCCGGTCGAGCTGTCCGCTCAGATCGGCATGCATGACGACAACTCCGATGCTGCCGACCGCGCCGGTGCGCGGCAGCAGGATGCGGTTTGCCTGGGAGGCCAGCGCGTAGCTAGCCGAGAAGGCGTGTTCGGCCACAAAGGCCCAGACCGGCTTGGCGCGCCGCAACGCGCGGATGCGGTCGGCGAGATCGAAGACGCCGGCGACCTCGCCGCCGAAGCTGTCGATCTCCAGAGCCACGCCCCGGACGGCAGGATCGCCGGCGGCCGCCTCGATCTGCGCGGCGATCCCCTCATAGCTGGTCTGGCCCGAAGACTCCCCGATCCAGCCACCGCGGTGGATCAACACGCCGGAGATCTCGATCACCGCGATGCCGTCGACCACCGGATAGGGCGCGTCACCGTACTGGCGCAGGCTTTCAGCAAGGCCACCAGCCAGAATGCTGGCACGGGCGGGTAGCGGCGCCGCACCCGCCAACGCGTCCTCATTCGCAATCTCCACCTGCCGCCCGAGGATCCGAGGCCCAAGCCCCGACAGGAACGCCATGGCCTTGGCGGGCTCGACCAGCAGCGGCGTGTTGAACGCGCGCGCGGCAATGCGGGCGTGAAGCATCAGGGCTGGTCCTCGTCTGGGCGCGGGCGGGTCTCCGCGGTGTGGTCATCGTCGTCGGCGTCGTCAGACGGGGTCCCGTCTCGATCATCCCCGTCAACCGGCACGTCCGCTGCGCCCTCCGCGCCCTGTGCGGGCGATCCCGGACGGCGGAAATCGAGGCCCAGTGCGCGCTCGCGGGCGTGTTCGGCGGCGATCTCGCGGTCGACCTGCTCGGCGTCAAAGCCGCGCTCGGCGATGGCCTGCGTGCGGGATTTGAGCCCCGCCTCGATCTGGGCGATCTCGGCATTGGCGTCCTTCAGGGGATCGACCCAGTCCCATTTGGTCGGCAGCCAGTCGGCAGTGAGCAGGCGGGATCGGTTGGTCTCGTATCGTGGCAGGGCCAGCGCCCCCGACAGCACGGCCGCATCCATCCAGCGCGCATAGACCGGGCGGCAAAGCTGATACACCATCACCGAATGCTGCCAGGCCGAGACGCGACGGCGGAACTCGATCAGGGCCAGGCGCGAGTTCGAGAAGTTTCCCTTCACCATGTCATTGGCCAGATACGGATAAGGGATGCCCAGCGCCGCCGAGATCTGCAGCAGCGTGCGGTACTGGAACGGCTCGTAGGTCGCGCCGCTATCGGCGGGCTGGCCGACGGTGACATCCTCGCCCGGATCGAGCCGCACCACCTGTCCGGGGCTGATCTCGACGCCGCCCGGGTCGTCCTCGTCGCCGGGCGGGGCCAGCGGGTTTTCCGGCGCCGGCGACGTGACGAACATCGCATACATCGCCGCGACCTTCTTCCGGTCGAGCTCGGCATCGTCATACTGGTCGAGGAGGAACAGCTTCACGATGGCCGGCGCCAGTTTCGAGACGCCTCGCAGCTGACCGCCCTCGACCGGGTCGATCACATGGATCACCTCGGAGGCCGGCACTCGCGTGATCTCGCCGGCAAGGCCCGGCTCCGTGCTATCGCCCGGGTGACGGCGCAGGAAGTGATAGGCGACGCGACGCCCGATCCGGTCGAACTCGATGCCCTGACGGATTGCGTTCCCGTTCGCAGCGGTGCCGCTCTGTTCCAGCGGCAGCATTTCCGCGGGCAGCATCTGCAGCTGCAGCGGCACGCTCAACCCGTCGCCCGCCCGCCGCGGCCGGATGCGGAAAAACACCTCACCGGCGATGAACACCTCGCGTGCCGCCCGGCGCTGCAGCCCGTAGAAGTCGGTCAGCCCCTCGGCATCGGCCTCGTCGGTCCAGGCCAGCCACAGCCGCTGCAGCTCTTCCTTGCGGGCTGGATCCGCGATCTTCGAGATCGGCTTGATCCCGTCTCCCGCGGTATTGGCCGCCCAGCTTTCGACGGCATTCACCGCATAGCCGTTATTGCGCACCAGCCACCGGGCGCGCGCCGTGATATCGGGACCACTTGCCGCAATCAGCGCGTTGACATGCGCGCGGGTGGCGCGGAACCCGCGCAGACGGCGGTGGTGCTGGCCCGCGTCGAACCCGCCGATGAAGGCGCCGAGGCGTTGCCGCCAGTTAATCGCACTCATCACAGATCCTTCGCGGCATGGGGGCGGAGGATGCGACGGCCGGTGCGGTCCAGCGCCGCGATCCGCCGCTCGATATCCGCGATCGCGGCCGCCAGTTCCGCGTCCGAGCCATAGGTCACGGTCTTGCCGTCATAGCTGACGCTGCGCGTGCCGCTGTAGCGCGCGGTCAGCAGCGCGCCGTGGTGGCGTTTGAGATCGTCGAGGGTCATGCTCATTCCATGTACTTGGGCGTGCTCACCCGCCAGCCGCGTCGCCGGGGTGTGGTCACGCGCCCCGCTTGCGGCTCGGTGGGTGTCTCGGGTGCCGCGTCCGGCTCGGGGGTGGCGGTCTCCACCCCGGCCTGTTTCTCGAGGCTCTGCCACATCCGCGCGTCGAACCGGTCCGCGCCGAGGATCCACGCCGCAGCCCTTGCATAGATGCGGATATCGAGCGCCTCGTTGCGCTCGCGCATCTTCTGCCATTCCTGCCGGGCGTAGCCGCGCTTGTTGCGGATCGTGACCAGCTGCTCGGCGACCAGCTGTTTCAGCCATTCGCTGTCGGCCCAGTCAGGCAGGTGGATCGTGCCGGCCGGGTTGGGTGCCTCTTCCTCTGTCGCGCGCTCCAGCCGCAGATAGCGATAGGTCTCGGCCTTGAAGGTGGCGGTGGCCACGCTCCAGAGCCGCGC